GTTCCAGTCCTTTTGAGTGTAAGGAGTTGATTGGTTGTTCAGACGCTTCCATCCGTTGTAATCCCAACGTAATGTCCAAGCTGCACCTTTACGTAAGTCACGTAAGATTTCACGGTCAATTTCAGCGGCAACTTGTTCAGACAATAAAGCTGTTAATTCAGCCTCAGCATCGATGTTATGGAATGCCGCAACGTCTTGAGCTAATTCAGGAGACCATTGTGCTCTTAGTTTTCTCTCAGTTACAGAAACTGTTACAGACTCTAAATTAAAAGAAACTTCGCCAATTTTATCTTCGAATTCTAACTCTTGATATCTACGATATACGGCTCTGAAAGCATTGTTAGTTTCAGTTGTTGAAGAGAATGTTGAACCTGTATATCCATCAGGAGAATCACCACCACATGTGATACATGCTGGAGTTTGTAAGTCAACTTCAACATAAATAACACCATTAACTGAACAGATATTATTATAGTATCCGCCATTACCTCCGGTTGTAGTTCTGTCAAACGCAGCTTGAGTTTGAGTTCCGCCAGCACCTGTTACAATACCTTGTCCATATGGTTGAGTTAATACTCTAAATAAGTAAGGTGTAGTTGTCTTAGTTGATGTTGTACCATTAGTAGACACACCAATGATTCTTAAATCAGATAAGAAAGACTCAGTATCAATTTCTTGTCCGTCAGGACCGATTAATTTACCAACACCAGCTGAAGAGAAACCAGAAATACCAACTAATACTTTTCTGAAAGGTTCATTAGCCGCTAAAGCATTAACCGCATTTGAATATCCTGAAGAAATTAAAACTCCATTAGACCATGCAACTGTGGCAGTATTAGCGGTTACAACTAAGAATCTACCTTTAGAATAATCAAATAACCCAGGAGGGTCTAAAGTTGGTTCAGAACCTTCATAAAATAAATCGTAAAGATTTTTTGGATAAGTTGGGTTATATGTACCATTACCAATAGTATAACCATCTTGAGGGTTATTTGCGTTACTATTTGGTGCCCCAATTGGTGCAAAGTGGTCTCCACTTCCTGCATTATTGTTATAATAACCAGTACCACCAGAATAACCTTGGATTAAAGGTACAAAATAGAACAATTTACCAATTGGTAAGTTCATAGCTTGTACAGATACGATATCATTTGCCAACAATTTAGAGAACACACGTCTGATGATAGGGAATACCACAGTTTCGAATGAACCTGAATCGGCAGTTGATGATGATTCGTTAATCAAATGTGAAGCTTGGTTTTCATATAACTGAGCTACATTTTCTTTTAGGTGTCCTCTAAGACCTTCTAGGAACCCTAATTTGTCCCATTTGTTTATAGTGTCTTCTTTGATAACTTTAAGGTGCTTAAGACCGATGTTACCTACTAATCCACTTTCTAATAATGCTCCCATTTTTATTTTTTAGGTTTTATTATTTTTTTGTTTATTTTTATTTGACAATTTTTGCCATGATGTCTTTCATTCTCAAGAATTGAGGATTTTCATATGTTTTTGATTCAATCAAATTAACTGCTGAGCCAGAACTTTGTTCTTTTTCAATAACTCTTTCAATTGATTCAGTAATATTATTTCCAACAAAACTTCCTGAAAGTTCTTCTTTTATTGTTTTGTAAAGAGCTTTGGACTCTTTAATTGATTCAGCAGAATCAAATCTTCTCAAGATATTAATTTTTTCTTGTTTAGATGTTGAATGTTCTGTGAACAATCTTGTAGCGTATGCTAAGTTTGAGTTAAAGACTGCAACTTCATTTAATTTATCTCTAAATAAATTAAGTGCCTTTCTGTACTCTTCATTTTTGGTTCTTAACATGTCAAGTTCACCATTAACTGATTCAGTACGTAAGCGAGCTTGTTCTTGACCAGCTCTTGCACCTTTAGGTAACGCTCCCTTTCTCCAACCTGTACCATACGTTCTAGACGCTTCTTTAGTCTCCTCCTTAGATAACTTTGGTATGTTATAACGACTTGGCATTTCAAAAACTTCACCCTCATTAAATTCGAATTTAGCTTTTCCCATACCAACACCTTTAGTACCTTGTTTCATATTTTCTTTAAATCCACCTTTTTGTGTCTTATAAGAAAATTTAGGAGAACCTACTTTAGCATCTTTTCCCACTTTTGGTTTTATACTTTTACCCTTTGCCGACTCTTCTAATGCGTACTCTTCGAACTCTTCATCTACCTCTTCTTCCATTTTATGTTTTGGAATAAATTTAGATTCTTTTGGTTCTACCATGTCCTCATCATCTGAAATTGCGATTTCATAGATAGTTTCTTCCACTTCATCGTCAGACTCGTCCATTTCTTCATATGATTCATGAGAATCACTTTCTTCCAAATCTTCAGACCAAGACTCTTCCAATTCATTTTCTTCTGATTCAGTTTGAATCAAATACTCAACGTCCTCAGAATCATCATTTAAATGGATGTAGTCACCATCTTGAGTTACAGTAATTTCATCATCCGCTGACATAGCTTTAAATACTTTTAAAACCTCTTCGTCTGAAGCGTCAGTTAAGTCGATAGTTTCATCACTGAAATCATCATCATCGTCAAAATCACCAATACCAATTAAATCGTCTTGTGGCATTCCCATGTCCGAATCATCTTTGATGTCAATGTCAGAAAAATCTTCAATAGAATCATTTTCGTCATCTACGTCGATATCTAATTCATCTTCGTCATCATCAGATGTTACCGTTACATCAAGGGTTTCATCTTCATCTTCATCAGCCTCGTTTAAAGACTCCTTTACTAATTCGCTAATTTCTTCTTTCATTGTTGAATGAAGTATTTCTTTTGCGTTTTCATTGATAACATTTTCCAAATTTTGAATTTGTATTAATGTTTCTTCAACTAAATTTTTTTCTGTCATTTTATATGTTTCTAAATAAATATATGAAAAAGACAAAAAAATTTTTTTTACATAAAAAAAGGGGAAATTATTTTCCCCTTCTTGATAGTGTTAGTTAGATTTTTACTCGAAAATTTCGTCAATTTTACTTTCCGCAACTGAAGTAATTCTCCAATCATAAGAAAATGATTCGTAAGCTTTAGTAACTTTAGCCTCAACGTCGGTAACATTGTAACCCTTAACTAATTTCTCTTCTCTTACTTTTTTGATTTTTCCTGAGTTTTCATCTGGCAAATCGTATTGAACTTTTGCCACAAAATATTTTTCGTCCATTTCCATAATTATTTATTTTCCTAAATAATCGTTTAATCTACTCATTAAATCAAGTGAACTGTTACCTTTTCTTTCTAATTTTTCTTTTTGTTCTTCTTTTAAGTTTTCTTCAAACTTATGTCTATCTTCTTTTTCTTTAAAAAGATATGCACCTGGCGTTGACGGAGCTTGTACTAAGTCAAAACAAATTAATTCAAAATCATCTTGTACTTCGTTCTTTTCTCCAACTTTTTTCAATGAACCTACCCCTCTTGATGATATACCCAAAGTAACACCTAATCTTAATAAATTCGCAGCTTGGTCTCCTTTGGTTGAAACAATTCCTCTTTCGTGAAATCCTGGTGATGTTAATAATTTTAACTTCCCTAATAGAATGTGTCCGTCCCACCAAACTTCTGTAATAATGTGTGAAACTCTATCTAAATCAATCAGAGAAGATTCAGGGTGATTTAACTCAGATAACGCAGTATTTTTATTTATATAATTTTTTATATAATTTTCAGATTCTCTTTTAAGAATTCTTTCAGGGTATATTCTACCGTTCCTATTTGGAGTGTCGTATTTTTGTAACACGGCATAAAATTCAAATGGTTTTGAATGGTCGCCGGCATTGAATGACTCACTTATTATTTTATCATTTGAAAATTCGGTTGGGGACACGTATCCCGCATCGTATTCAATAAGAATACCCTTACCAATTTCATTTGGTGCCAAAACTTTATAATTATTCATCTTTTTTATAAATAAATATTATATAGATGATAAATTACGTAATTTCTCAGTTTTTGTTAAATGAAATGAAAACATATTATTTCTTCTAAATAAATCACTATTAATTAAATCTACAATTTTTTTCATTTCTAATTTAATTATTGGTGATTTAAAATCTATTGGTTCTTTACAAAAAAATGTTATTTCTAAACTCATAAAGGATTTTTTCTTTAGTGATATTCCACTAGTCCTTAGGTCTAAATCCACTATTGATTTATCTAAGAAAATTTGTTTATTACAATTTTCAAAAATAAAACTTTTAATTTTTTGATTAAATAAGGAAACAGGTCTATCCCAATTTTCGTTATCTATTTTTGGTTTTACCCAGCTTTGGATGTTTAAATAAATTGATTTAAAATTTTTAGCATCTACAGTACCATAGGTACATTTTAAGTTTCTATACCCA